CCAAAAACCTCGTATTACTTGTTTGGCTATATTGAAGTCAACCTTTTCATTCTTATCATTAGAACTAAACCTTATAGGGAAGTCTTTTTCTTTCCATACAGAGTTAGACTTGTTATACCACTGTATCGCTTCTGCAGATGTCTTCATTATTTTCTCCTTCTGTAAGTTCCATTAGAGAATGGGTTGAAGTTTTTATCATTACCATCAGCATCTTTTATATAAACATTTGATTGACCTACTATCTCAGGTTTTTCAAGTTTGTATATCTTGCCATTTTTTAGTTCCCACACCATAGACGGTGTTTGCTCATGTATTGAAATAAGGCCGCCATAGAATCTATATTCTTTAGTTAGGCAAATCCAATGTGATTTAGTACCTTCACCAAAACAACCATAATCAGGATAACAGTGTCTAAAGTCAATCATAGGCTGATTATTATCAGTGATTCTTTGCATTATTTCGTTAAGTTCTTTGTTTTCTTCATATTCCATTATAATTTACTCCTAGTAAGGTCTGCTGTTAAATTACAGCAAACCCTTTGTTACAAATTGCAATAACAGCATGTTCAACTTTGAAGTATTGAAATACTGCAGTGACTCTATCAGTTTCAGGTATACCAACAATGATTGGTGCAAACTGAGTAAGGTTATATTTATCTAATGCTTTTTCAAGATTAGATACTGAAGCGTATGTTCTAGTGTTTTGTAGAAAGTTAGAGTTTATCATTTTATTTCACCTTGCTAATTAAAGCGTTTTATCAATTTATATACATAGTATGCGGGATAAATTACAAAATGTAAACCCCTTTTGGAATAATATATATGTTTTTTTAGTATTTCGCATCAAATAAAGCGTTTTTGGAATATTAATGTGATAATATTTGAGAAATAATGGTCACTAAAACAAAGCAAACAAAACTTACTGATACTAAGAAGTTGAAAATACGCAACGATTTCGTTCATGGTATTGATGGTGATGAAAAGAAATTATTTCCTACACTTGATGAACTTTGTAAAAAATACAAGGTAGCAAAAAGCACTGTATACAGAGTAGCAAGAAGTGAGAGTTGGAAATTACAGAAAGAACAACTTCAATCTGAATATATAAAAGAACTAGATAAAAAAAGAAGTAAATACATGGCTGATAAATCCATGAAGACTGATGATAGGACTTTGCAACTCGCAGACGCTGTATTCGTAACTATTGCTCAATCGTTACAGCAAAACAATACTGATACGCAAAATAATAAAAAAGGACTAGCACCAAACCAAATCACAGCAATAGCACAAGCAATAGCAATTACACAAAGAGTCTCAAAACTAGCTTTAGGAGAAGCGACACACAATATAGATGCAACAATCAACGAAAACACAAACGAAGCGTTCAGAGAAGCTATGGAACTCCTTGACGAAGTTGAAGACAGCAGAGCAAAAAGCATTCAAGCTACGCACTAACTGGTTAAGCACCGCAAGAGATAAACAGATACAACCAAAGTTCATAGAACATTATATTTGGTTAATACTTGCAGGTCGTGGTTGGGGAAAAACTAGGACTGGTGCACAGGACATAGCACTTTATGCTTTGAGAAACCCTGATACTAACTGTGCGGTAGTTGCTCCGACACATGGAGATTTAAGGCGTGTATGTTTCGGTGGTGAAAGTGGATTGTTAAGCGTTATACCTAAAGAATGTTTATTAGAATCAAAAGATCAAAAAGGTTACTCATCAAGTGTATCTGAAATAAGATTATTTAATGGTTCTAAAATTACAGGTTATGCGGCACAAGAACCTGATAGATTAAGAGGACCACAATTTCATAGAGCTTGGTGTGATGAAATAGCGGCTTGGAGATATCCTGAAGCATTTGATCAATTAATGTTCGGTCTAAGGCTAGGTGATAAACCTCAATGCGTAATAACTACTACACCTAAACCCACTGCACTAATAAAAGATTTAGTACAAAGAGAAGATGTCCATGTTACATCTGGAAGCACATTTGAGAACGAAGCAAACCTCGCTGAAAGTGCTTTGGCTATGTTGAAAGATAAATATGAAGGAACAACTTTAGGTAGACAAGAGTTATATGCAGAAATAATAGAAAACCTTGAAGGTGCATTATGGACTAACGATTTAATTGAAGAAGCAAGGATATCAGATGATGTTGATAAAGAACTTACACAAATAATAGTAGCTGTAGACCCTGCGGTGACTGCTAATGCAAATTCAGATGAAACTGGTATAGTAGTTGTAGGTAAAGATTATAATAACGAATTCTATGTATTAGAGGATTTAAGCGGTAGGCATAAAGCAGATAAATGGGGTAGAATAGCAATTAATGCTTTTTATGAATGGGATGCAGATAGGATAGTGGCAGAGACCAATAATGGCGGTGACTTAGTTGAAAGGTTAATAAGAAATATTGACCCCAATGTTGCTTACAGGTCTGTTAGAGCTACAAGAGGTAAGATTTTAAGAGCAGAACCCATATCAGCGTTGTATGAACAAAGAAGGGTACATCACATGGGTGTGTTACCTGAGTTAGAATCACAGATGTGCAGTTATACAGGAGATACAAATAGTTCACCCGATAGATTGGATGCTTTAGTTTGGGGATTAACTGAATTAAGCAAGTCTAGGGGACAAGTAAACTGGAGAATAACCTAATGGCAATATTAGACAACATCAAAAATATATTTACAACAAAACCAACTGAACAAAAAAACTCAAATATGATGGGTTATTTTGGAGTTGGTACAGAAGAAGCTAAGATTTATAAATATCAAGACTTAGCTAAAGAAGGATATCTGAAAAACGCTATCGTTTATAGATGCGTTAATGAAATATCTAAGGGTGCAAGTGCTGTACCCTTACTTCTCAAAAATGGAGATGAAATTGTTGAACAACACCCAATCATTGATTTACTTAACAGACCTAACCCTTTACAGTCCTACTCAGAGTTTTTTAATTCCTTATTTGGTTATGTGCTTCTTAGTGGTAATGCTTACATCCTTAAAGTAGGCAACGAGTTAGGAGCACCAAAAGAACTACATCAATTAAGACCTGATAGGATAGTAATTAAAGGCAATGGAAATGCTTTACCTGATAGATATGAATATATGCTAAATGGCAGAGTTCAAAATACATATCTTGTAGACCAACTTAATGGTTATAGTGAAGTTAAGCACGTAAAATTATGGAATCCACTTGATGATTATTATGGACTTTCACCAATGAGTGCGGCCGCTGTAGAGGTAGACCAGTTTAATATGTCTAGTAAACACAATGTTAACTTACTAAACAATGGAGCAAGACCAAGTGGTGCTGTTATATTTAAACCACAAGATGATGCAGGATTCGCTGTAAACCTAACAGAGTCACAAAGACAGCAATTACTAACAGACCTTAACAATAGATTTAGTGGAGCAGGTAATGCGGGAAGACCTATGTTACTTGAAGGTGATTTTGATTGGAAAGAAATGGGTTTGACTCCTAAAGATATGGACTTCCATAGATTGAAGAACATGGCCGCAACTGATATAGCTTTATGTTTCGGCGTCCCCTCGCAGCTTGTAGGCGTTCCTGATGCACAGACCTATGCCAATGTATCAGAAGCTAGACTAGCTTTATATGAGGAAACTATTATTCCACATCTTAGAAAAATAGAATCAGACTTAAATGAATGGTTGATTCCTCTTTATGACGACAGGTTGTCTTTACAATTTGATATAGATTCTATACCAGCATTATCAGAAAGAAGAAGAAAGACTTATGAAAATGTAACCAGTGCTGTTCGTGAAGGTATTATGACTAGAAACGAAGCAAGAGAATCTATAGGCTTATCACCAATAGAAGGTGCTGACGGATTATATATATCAGCAAACTTATTTCCTTTGACTGATGATGATGTTCCAGAAGTAGAAAATCCTTTAAATCAAGATGATTTAGATGAATATGTAGATGAAGATGAAGTTGATAAAGAAATAAACTTTCTAATACAAGAAGAAAAAGCATTGTCAGATATAAATACAGTCCCAACTGATGCAATGGCAACTGAAGCACAAAGAGGTTTGAACTGGCGTAGAGAATTTAAAAGAGGTGGAACTGAAGTCGGTGTTGCTCGTGCAAATCAATTAATAAAGAAAGAAAACTTATCTACTGATACAGTTAAAAGAATGTTTAGTTATTTTTCAAGACACGAAGTTGACAAACAAGGTAAAGGATTTAAAAAAGGCTCAGAAGGTTATCCAAGTGCAGGAAGAATAGCATGGGCGTTATGGGGTGGCGATGCAGGGTTTGGATGGTCAAGAAAAGTTAGAAATCAAATACAAAACCAACTTGATGGAAAAGCTGAAGCAGGTAGTCTAAAAGTAGGTGATATGGTTTCTTGGAATAGTTCAGGCGGTAGAGCTAGAGGTAAGATTAAAAGTATCGTAAAAAGCGGTAAGTTAAAAGTGCCTAATGCTGATTTTACTCTTAATGCAACAGAAGATAATCCTGCCGCACTTATAGTAGTCTATCAAGGCGGTGAACCATCAGACGTAATCGTAGGACATAGATTTGCTACTCTAAGAAAACTTTAGTGCAAACTAACCTGAAACAGTTTAATACTTTCAGGCAAGGTAGAGTAGATGCCCTAAGAGAATCTCGTAAGCAATCAGTATTAAGAAATAACCTAGAAAAGAGATTTTATAGAACACTATCAACACTGTTCAGAAAGTTCATCAATACACAATTATTCACTTATAAAGAGTTTGGGTACTTTACTCCTGAAGTAGCTGAACAAAGATTGAATGAAGAATTTATTCCCTTAATAATGTCTCATTACAGAAGGGTCTTCAAAGCTATATATAAAAATAATGAAGATAACTACATGCTTAACAGAAAAGCAGATGAAGCTTTCGTGTTTGGTAGAAGCTTTGACTTTGAAGCATTAGTTGCACAATACTTTGCTACAAGGCAGTTAATACTAGTTGGTATAAGTTCTAGAATGGCTAATCAAATATCAAACAAAATAGAAGAAGGTAGATTAGCAGGTAAGACTTTAGAAGGCATAGCTAACTTGGTTAGCCAAGAGATGACAATAATAACTAGAAGCAGAGCGGCACTAATAGCAAGAACAGAAACACACAACGCGGCATCTTTTGCAAACCATTCGTATCATTTGACTGTACAAAAAGACACAGGTATTAAAATGCTTAAGAAGTGGGTAGCAACTAATGATGAAAGAACTAGGTCTGCACATGCAGAAGCTAATGGACAAATTGTTGATATGAATGAAGACTTTACAGTTGGCGGTGTGCCTATGGGATATGCAGGTGATTCTAAAGGCGGTGCATCTAATGTTATAAACTGTAGGTGTGTAATCGTATATGCTGATGAACGTGATATGGAATAAATGTTAGTCTTTAATATGGAACTAACAAACCATACCTACTCTACCTAGCAGGTCGTAAGCCTAGTGATACATCGTGGGTAGCTTTCTCCACAACAACTCTAGGATTTATTCTTGCTTACCCTCCCATAGTTATTTGATTCAAGTGTCTGAATGTAGGCTATAGTTTTAGCAACATCATCTGATGTTTGATAGCTTTGAACATCATCTCCTTTATATTTTAAAAACTTTCCATTAGGTTTAAAGATTGCTGTTTCACAATTAGCACATTTGTTTTCAACATTCTGATTACTTCTTGCTAAATGTTTATTAGAGCAATAATTTACAACACCGAACTGTACTGAAATCTCATAACCATTTTCAAAAGTCATTGAAAACCCTTGATATAATCCTTTATCGTGTTTTCTAATTCCTAACATTATTTAACTCTCTCTTTGTATTGAATCATATTACCTAATAAACCACCCATCGGCTTTATGATGTCAAAATCCTCTGTAAGTTTACAGTCTTCAATATTAACTTCCCATGTTTCCCAAGTATTGCCAACTTCATTAATTAATACATCAATGATCACATATCTGTATTTACAATGTATTACTTTTGCAGGATATGTTTTGTTGTTATTAGTCCAGTCTTTATAATAGACCTTTTGTCCTCTTTCTAATTTAGCCATAATTTATCTCTGCTCAGAAGGTTTTGTAAATGTAGCCATAAGGCTACCATCTTTAGAATAAATTTTATGATTACCGTTATACATGAATCCGTTAATATCAAAATTATCTATCTGTTCTGTGTTGCCACGATTCTCATAAAACTTGTTACCTCTAGGACCATTGCCCATAGGAACTAAAAAAAATACAGACTCATTTTCTGTACCCTCGTCAATTATCATTACATCACCTGATGAAGTTGACCTAAACCCATCTTTACCTTCAGGTAATTGACATTCAAGTTTTACATCTAAGTTATCAATCCAAGACTCATCAATGTTATTAGACAATCTAAAGGCGTGTTGTAAAGAAACAGTTTTAACACTGGCAACTTTCTTATAAGGCTTTTCGTTGTTCATGAATTCTGTAGCGTGGTATATTGTTATCATTTTATTTTCCTGCCATTTAAGGCTGTTTATCAAATTATGAAATAAGTATCGTTCATTATTATTGAAATGTAAACCCTTTTTGGAATAATATTTTAATTAGTTAAATATCTGTATATATTGTGCTTGTATAACATTTGCATTACTATATGTAGATAAAAGTGTCATAATGACATAAATTTATTACAGCTTATACGGAGACAAAATATGTCTAGTGAATATACTAATTCAGAACAAACATTAAATGTCAGTATTAACGAATACGATTCTCACGAAGATTCTAGTCAGAATGATGAAAAACACATAAGGTCAGTTATAGAAACTGATGATTCATACACAATAGAATTTGGTAAAAGCGAACCTGATACTGAAGAAACTGTTGATGACATGAAGTATGAAGATAAAGATATTGTTGAAGTAAAATCACAACTAAAAGCATATGACAGGAACGCTGATGAAGAGTACGGTATGTTTGAAGGTTATGGCTCTGTATTCGGCAATAAAGACTTAGGTAAC